TAGAATTGAGTTTGAAGTTGAGTGGTTGCCTAAGTTTAAGGGTAACTTGGATTCTCCAAAGAAAAATTATACATTGGGTACCGATAAAGGAGCTCATAAAGTAGCTTCAAAAACCAAGGCATTAGGCTCAATTAAGAGTCAAGGTCTTAAAAATATGTTAGATAATTTATGATTACAACAATATCAATCTCAATATTAAGTGTTATGGTCGTTACCTTAGGGTATACGACTTTTAACCTCCTTAGGAAAAATGAAAAGCAAGAAGATATTTTAACGGCTTATATGGTTTACCTCAATAAAATCTCAGATTATATTGAAACCACAGATAAAAAGCTAAAAGAAATCGATGCTAAAGGATCATTCGAATCAGATGATGAAATAGGATTCTTCTTTAAACAAATCCAAAACATCCAAACTGTCTTAAATAGTTTCAATATTAAGAATCTATAATGGCAGAGGTAGTTAGAAAACGAAGGAAGAAGTCTAAGAATTATTTTACACAAGATACTGAAGATGCTATAGTCTTATATAATAATACTCCTGATTCTGAAGTTAGAAGTAACATTTATAGGGAGAGAATCCACTATGCTTTCTTTAAACTAACTCAAAATATAATACATACTTTTAAGTTTTATTATACTGAAGAGGATAATTTAGAAGATTTACAACATGAGGTAATTACTTTTTTATTATCTAAACTCCATTTATTCGACCCAACTAGAGGTGCTAAAGCATACTCTTATTTTGGTACTATTACTAAACGTTATTTAATATTATCTAACCAGAAGAATTATAAAAAACGTATAGATAAAGCACCAGTTTCTATATTAGAAGACGATGATAATCACTCATACACCATCGAGGATAAATCGATAAATGACCGTCTATCAACGTTTATAGACGAATATATCATTTATTGCACGGACAATATTTATGAATTATTTCCTAAAGGTAGTGACGCTACAATAGCAGATGCTATTTTAGAGTTATTTCGTAAAAGAGAAGATATAGATATATTTAATAAAAAAGCACTTTACATCTATATTAGAGAAATGGTAGATGTAAAAACACCTAAAATTACTAAAATAGCCAATCAGCTTTATTCCGTATTTAAAGGAAATTACATATTTTATCTAGAGAATGGGTATACAGACTTTAAGTCTTAATATTTATAATAAACTAGAATATATGTATTATGTCACAATTAGATAGTATTGTATTTGGTAAGAAAAAATTTTCTGATATACTTCAAGAAATTTATACAAACCAAAATGAAAAAAAAGCACAAGTAACAGCATTAATTTCTGAATTAAAACCATTAATAGCAGATATTGGTGATGCTACTCTTGTCGTTCCCCTTATTAAAGAATATATGGAAATTGGAGTTAAAAATGATGAACAACTCATCAAAATGGCTACTATTATCCAACGTGCTGTCTCAACCCAAAATTCAGAAGGCGAATTCACAATGTCAGATGATGAGAAAGATCAACTTATTAAGGCAATGCAAGATTTAGAAATAGATAATCCTAAAAAATAATGCCAGCAAATAAAGGAATATCATCCATATCTGGAAAAAATTTTGATAACTTAAATAATTTATCATTAGGTAACTCATCAATTAATCTAAAAGCAGTACGTGTTACTGGTATAGTATTAGATGAGTCAAACCCTAGATTTGAAGAATTAGGTGGATGGAATGGTATAGGAACTATAGAATATCAAGAAGTAGATTTTCCTATTACTTATGAATTCTATCCTACCGCTAAACCTTTAATATCTAATTCCAAGCAATTCCCATTAATTAATGAAATTGTATATCTAATGTTAGGTCCTAACACTAGTATTGGTGGTTTTACTCAAAGTCAAAATGGTTATTATGTAAATGTAGTTTCACTATGGAATCATCCACACCATAATGGTTTCCCTTCAAACCCACAAACCCCACCAGAATCACAACAAAAAGATTATCAAGAAACTCAAGCGGGTAGTGTTAGAAGAGTAACAGATCAATCCACAGAAATTAACTTAGGTAATACATTTATAGAAAGATCAAACATACACCCACTATTACCTTTTGAAGGTGATGTATTTCAAGAAGGTAGATGGGGAAATAGTATTAGATTTAGTTCAACTATAATAAATAAACAAACAGGTCAACCACAAAATAATTGGTCATCAACAGGAACATCAGGTGATCCTATTACTATTATAAGAAATGGTCAAGGAAACCAAACAGAAGAAGGATGGATACCTATAACTGAAGAAATAAATAATGACGACGCTTCTATTTATTTATCTAGTACACAAAGTATACCATTAACAGCAGCAAGTTCTAATTATTTTAGTTACCCTTCAGATTCAACCCCAACGGTACCTAACCAATATACAGGAAAACAAGTAATATTAAATTCAGGTAGATTAGTATTTAATGCATCTTCAGATCATTTATTATTAAGTTCAGCTAAAAGTATTGGATTAAGTACACCGGCTACCGTTAATATAGACGCAAATACATTTACCGTTCAAACTGATAAGATATATTTAGGTTCTAAAAATGCAACCGAACCTTTACTGTTAGGAGATTCAACTGTTGATTTATTAAGACAATTAATTGAAGGAATACAAGGGTTAGCACAAATTATTTCAATACAAGTAGGTACACCCCCAGGAACACCATTAGAACCTACATCAACAACTGCAAAAAATTTATTACCAACTTTAACACAATTGATTAATAATTTAGATACATTAACCTCTAAAGATAATTTTACATCATAATGTCTGGAATTTTAAAACCAAAAAATGTTATTGAAAATGTTGGTCTTAGATCCGGTTCCCTAGACGATTCGGGTATACCTAATCAAATAGATGTAGAGGAAAGAAATCGAAGAATCCAATCATCCCTTGCAATTACTGGTGGTATACCAACAGCAGAAAACTCTCGAGGTTTTATATCATCAGTAGCTTCTGATACTAAAAACTTATTTAAAAAGGATATTCTTGATGCACGAGCAAGACTTGATGCTAAAAAAGAAAGAATTAAAAAAAGATATGAGGATAGATTAGATAAACTTAAAAAAACATTTGGTAGTAGATCAGAACAAGTAAAAGCACTACTAAAACTCCGTGATAAAGATTTAGAAGAAGTTGAAAATGCAGCAAAAATAGAAGCACAAAATAGTTTTAATACTACATCAACTATCAACGATGCTCAACAAACAACATTAACAGCTTATTGGAAAATTGGAACCGGTGGTTATCCAACATTTTATGCTGAAGCTACAAAATCTGGCGTAACATTTACTTCTACAGAAACTCCAACTGTAAGTAACGAGAATGGGCCAACTAATGAACAAGTAAAATCAATAGTTACAGGTAATTTTTTCAATATATCACAACAAATATATACATTTGATGTGGATATTGGAGTATTAACACCTATACAGATGTTAGCATTACCACAATATAATGTAGCACCTTTTGAATTAATCCCCCCATTAAATGTTCCTTGGCAACAACCAATAGCAGGTCCGGAGGATAAAGAAAAAGAAAGAGAAGAAAGAAAAGCAAAAAGAGCCCAAGCTAGAAAAGACGCTCAAGATAAAATACCTAATTTTAAGGATATTTTTAATGCTACTCCAAAAGAATTATTAGCTAAAGGAAAAGAAGCACTACCCGGTATTCTATATACATTAGGTTATACAATTTTACAAACCCAAGTAATACCAGCATTAGAAAAATTAGTACGAGAATATATAGAAGACTTTATAGAAGACGGTGTTCAATCATGTCCCCCTGAGTTGCGAGAATTAATTAGAATAAGAAATAAAATTGTAGATCAATTAAATAATTTAGCTAGAAAAATAGAACGAATAGGTAGAGCCATAACGGGCTTACAGAAATTTTTATCTGCTATAATATTAGCAATAACTACAGTTGATATAGCTGCTATAGTAGTAGCAGCAGCAGCAAAATTATTAATACCAACACCTTTTCCTGTCCCCGGTGCTGTAGGTGTAGCTTTAAATGATGCTCAAACATTTATTAGAAAAGCAACCTTTGATAAATTAGGTAATTCTAAATTAGCAAAAGCTACAGTAGTCATAGCATCGTCATCACTAGTATTATCAATTATAGGTGGGTGGATATTACAAGCTTTAGGTATATTATCTAGATTGGATGTTTTAATAAAGAATTGTGACCCTAATTCAGAATTAACAAGTCTAACACCAATATCAGATGAAGTTAAATCTATAAGTTTATTAAATGAAAAAGCACAAAATACACAAAATAATACAACATATCAAGGTTTTATACTTGATACCCAAATAATACCATACACACCAACCGTAAACAGAACACAAGCAATTGGTAAAAATGCACAAGGTATTATATTAATAAAAGGTGAACCTTCCTTCACTTCTAACAACCAAACATTAATTAACGAATTAAAGTTAATTATTGACAGAGATAATTTACAAGCTTATTAATTTTTAATATTTATAACGAAAACACAATGAAAACCTCAGAACTTAAAAAATTATTGAAAGATGCTGTTAAAGAAGCAATTCAAGAGGAGTTACGTGATATTTTACTCGAGGCAGTAAAGTCATCAAAACAACCAGTAAATGAAGCGTCTACTCAACAAGTAAACGAATCATATGCTCAACCAGTATTAGCGGAACCAAGAAAATTATCACCAGAAGAACGTAAAAATATGTTTTCAGGTATTTTAGGGGAAATGCAAAATGGTGGAGTAGCTAATTCTGCTTATGCAGGTGAAGTAAAAGCAGCAGGTCCAATTGATCCAGTTAATGGGTCATTACCTGAAGGAAGTGTAGGATTAGATCAAATAATGGGACTAATGGGTAATAAATAATGGCATTCGGAGCAAGACAAATAGCACCAATAGATACTAAACCAGGAATTGGTGTTGGTGTATCTATCCCTTTTAATGCTCCCGGAGTATTTACTACAACATATACAACACAAAAAGCAACCCAAAGTAATTTAATTAATTTCTTTTTAACTAATAAAGATGAACGTTATTTAAACCCTACATTTGGTGGGGATTTACGTGCTTTTATATTTGAGCAAATAGCAGAAGATAATATAGAAGGTTTGAAAGATGATTTAAATTCACAATTAGGATTATATTTTCCAAACATTCAAATAAAAGAATTAAATGTCTTATCAAATCCTGATACAAATGCTATTAGTATAGAGATGACATATAATATATTAAGTACAGGAATAACAGACGAACTACAATTAGAATT